TACTACCCAAGGTTGAACGCCTACAAGTGTCGCCTCGTGCCTTATAGCGTCACTGTCTGGCATCTCGTCCCGACTAAGGCACCAGGCCCATGCCGCATCGATGCGATAGGACTGCTCCAAGTCACTCATCCTCGATACCGTCGTCGGGAATGACCACATGTTCTATTGCCGGAATGTCCCTCATCACGTCACGCATTGCCTTGACGTGCTGATCACCGATTGATACTTGCACTAGAGGCGCCCGATGTTCGCTCCACTGCTCTGGATTGATCCGTGCCGCAATCCACCGCCGAGTATCGATGCGAAGCTTCGAGACTTGGGCATCCGCCGCATCACCCGTTTCATCAGCAATATCGATAGTCTCTTCGGCCAGAATGTCGGCGTACCTTTTCCTCGTCGCGGTATAGCGATCCTTTCGACCAGGCGAATCTTCAAGCCAGCCATAGAACGCACGACGTCCCACCTGGTAACGCTTGATAACCTTGCTGGTGCTCATGCCGCTCAAGAGTTCGTCAAAGATCCGGTCTTCTCCGACCTTCTCCAGCATCGCTTTTTGGGCTCGGATGATCGGTTGGCCTGCCATCAGAAATCCTCCAAATCTAAGCCGAGTTCCTTCAGCACCTCGGCGGCTTCCATTGCATCTCGCTCAGGACTTCCAACGAGGTCGCGTGGATTCTCATAACGACGCTTCGAGTACCTCTGAGGGATCTTCTTTGTTTTCGGTAAGGCCTTCGCCTTCGGCTTTGGGAAAGCCTCGCCAGCGAGTCTCTCCTCGCTTTTCCAGCGGTAGTCACAAGACAGGCAGCGACGTGTGCGATGCACCACGAGCCCATCGACCCTGGACTCCAGCACTTGAGACTTGCCTTCGCACTTCACGCATTTCATCTCAACGTAGTCTTCATCTCATGTGCGATCAGCCATTCGAGAAAGACCTTGCACTTGCGCAAGTCCTCCAGATGGTTCTTTTGTTCGTATCTCCAGGCGTATTTCAGGACCGACCCTTTCAGGTAGCCGCCAAATGCCTCTCGACTCATCGAGGCTTCGATGGCATCGATGCATTCGACCGAATCGGTTGTCTTGAGGTAATGCGAAGGTGCTGTAACTGGATCACTCATACCCCACACATCCCGTCGCACTCATCCATAAAGCTAAACGTTGCTTGGCCCTCTGCCGGATCGGCTAGGTCAGCATCACGTAGGGGTGTAAGGGTCCGATGAATGTACAGCTGTTGGGATGTCCCTCGCACACCTTCTCGCACGGCTTCATCCACCATGCAGGCATCTTCCCAAGATTCAGGGTCACTGCTCTTCATCTCCCGCCATGTCGCATTGTCATGATAGGGACAGAAGGTGCATGCTGATTTGCTAGGCAACTGGTTGTACCCATGATCTTGCATCCACTCCAAGCATTGCAGCCGAGTCATATGCTTCTCAATCAGGGGCCATCGATGACGTTGCCATGCTTCTCTTGGTTCTTTCATGCGTTGCATTTCATCCCAAGAGATACCGATCCACTGTTCAGCAAGGATCTTCACCTTCCCTGCCTCATCTTTAGGTGCTCGTTGCCTAGGCTTTAGACCTACCAGATCCCTAACCTTCTTGTTGATAGGTTGGATCTTGTATTCATTGGTACATTGCCGCCGAAGCATGCCTTCACGCTGTCCTAGTTCAGAGGTCGTGTAGAAGGGAGACCCAGCGAAGCGTCCTACAAAAGAACCATCTTCGTTTGCGGTCGTGGATTCCAAGATGGACTCACGTAAAGAACCTTTGGTTACCTTGTGCACAGGGAAAGGCAACTGCGTTTCCAACCAACTCAACCATTCGTAGACACGGGTAGGCTCCGCCTGAGTATCAGCAAAAATTGCACAGTCAGGCATGGGTGTAATCTCACCATGTGCTGCCATCAACGCCATCGTTGAAGACTGCACGCCCGCACCCAACGAGAGAACGGTCAACTGAGAATCACTCATTGACGTTCCTCGTGGTATCGCAGCATCGTTCTGATCGTCCACCAGAGCTCACTGTCACTGCTCTTCCCCTTCATAAAGTTCACTCGCTTAGCGACCAGACGCACGTTCTTAAGGGTGTACGCACCTTCTGGATCGATACGGTCGATGGTCACGTTGAACCGACCTTCAGGGCCAGAATCGGCCTCATAGGTCATCTGAATTCCAGACAAAGCACATCGCCCCTGCTGACTCGACCACAGTTCGTAGATGCTCTCTGGCGTTAAGTCCCAGACGACCCCCTCTCTGATTCGGATTCGTCGCAGGTTCTCGTAGGTTCGTCCGAGGTAGCTCTCTGGCGTTTTGATACGACGCCTTGACTGATCACCCGCAAGACAAGCGCGACACACACGGCGATACCGTGGGCCAGCCTTAGTGAAAGCGGTAAGCGGTAGCTCTTGCTTACACAGGTCACAGAATCGCAGCACATCCTCACTCAAAGATTCACCCTTTTCCGTACTTCTTCGATCCAGTTCTCGGCAGGCATGAGAGCGATACGTTCGAGTGCATGTTCGACTGGATCGCCAGCCATCCATTCGAGGGGTACGACACACGTCCAAGGTGTTCGGTCAAACCGATAGGCAAGCGTGGGTACGAGGTCACATTGTTTGGCAGAGCGACAAGCCTGGGTCCACCAATCCATTCGGTACACGTTACCCTTTGCATATCGTTTAATTTCCACAGCGATACCAGGTAGTCCGACCAGGTCAGCACCACCGAGAGCAGACTGATCGTAATTGCGATGAACACCAGACAATTCAGGAATCCTTTCGACGATAAAATCTCTGAACTCACGCTCACCAGCCTGTCCTTTTGTCCGACTCTTTTTACTCATTGCATCGGTAGTGCATCGATGCACCGGTGCTTATCGATGCTGCATCGATAGATACATTCGGTCCTAAAGGTATTTAGGACCGATGCACTTTCTCTGCCGGTGCCTTTTGCATCGGTAATGCATCGATAGATTTTTTTTATCGATGCAACTCTCAAGGGTCGCCCGCCCACTGCTTAACGCGAACGAATTTCCGTGGGTTTCTGTTGTCATCAAGACCCTCAACGACCGCCAACATTCCGTTCTTAATCCAGGTCTTCAGGAGCATTCGGATCTTGGCGCGTGCGCCGTCATCCTCGATGTCGATGTCCAGGGCATTCGCCACGGCAACCCCGACCCAATCCTTTGACTTAGGACTCTCCCGCCACTCACCAGACGCTACCGCCGTCTGGACTAGCCTGAGATGCACCGTGCTGAGCCCCTCGAAGGGGTCGGGCCAAGCCCACGGTGTCTGCACGCCGATGTTGTCGCCGTTCGGGATGGTTTCGCTTTCCAGCTTGTACCAGGTCGCCACTGACGACGGCGGCGTCAGATTCTCTTTGGAGTTCCCCTCCTTCGAGTACCGCCAAGCCTCATCGCCTTCGATGCCAGCGTTCCTGGCCTCATCGCCCGTCATCTTCTTGAGTAAGCGTCCGTGTCGAGCCGCATTCATGACTGAGGATGCACCGCGTGCATCTTCAGTCGTTTGCACCCCGCTGCCAGACGCCTTCCGGGTGTGATGCACCAGGTCAATCGCACAGTTGCCGTCGTTGGCTATCTGCGCCCACATTTTCGCCAGTGCGTCCATTGCATCGTTGTCGTTTTCAGGGAGTCGGTGGCTGCTCACAAACGGGTCGACGATGACCGCATCAATTCCATGCCTGACGATTTCAGTCGTCAGGTCCATCGCATGTGGCGTGAACTGCACGCCGTCTTTCGTTTGCACGGCGATCACCAGCGCCTGGTCGCGCCCGCTGTTCACAAACAAGCGCCCAGCGAGATCGTCTTGCGTGAGCGAGTAGTGCTGACAGATCCCGGCGATGCGCCGCCAGATTTCCTCGAACGGATCTTCCAGATTCCACACCCACACTCGTTGCGGCTCACCGACCTCGACCCCGAGCAGCGGTTTGCCGCTTGCCATCGCAATGGCCTCCACCAGCGTGAGCGCCGTCTTGCCAATGCCGCCTGGTGCCGTCGTCACGGAAATGAACTTGCGTATAAGGTGGTTGCCATACACAAATTCACGTTTCGGAATTTGCAGCACGTCACCGAGGTCGAACGGATTAGCGACCAACCCCTGACGTTGTTCTTCGATCACTTCCGAGCGTTTTTTGGCACGTTCCTGTCGTCTCGCAGCACCCTTTCGTCGTTGCTTCTCAGCACGGCTTCCCTGCATCATCTTCCGCACGTCTCGCCGTGTTTGTTCATCGGTCCAGCCTTCTTCGGTATGGCGGCTGCACTTGATTTCGATCTCGTAGTCCTCCCAGCCGTCCCCGAGGCAAGCCCACACCCAATCCCGCACTTCCTCATGCCAATTTTTGATGTTGGCTCGGATCGGCGTTACGTTGTTTCGATTCTTGATGCGTGAGAGTTGCTCGGAGCTCAACTCCGGCAACTCACGGAACGTATGGAAGTCGGAGTCGGACTCCCATATCCACTCGTAACCGGGGCCAGCGCAGATGACGTAGCCGCCGAAGTTACGAATGTCGATGCCGCCATATGTCCCGTTGCGGGCTTCTTTTGCTATTCGGCTATAGATCCAGTGTTGACCGCCTTGAGGGGTTCTGGCCTTCAACGGCGTGTACTCCAGGTTGTCGGTTGCCCAGTCCAGGATGCCTGGATCTTTGTAGTAGTCGACGTCGACCACACCAAACGGACTTCCTGTTACGGCTCCCCAAAGGCAATTGGGAAATTGTTCGAACCACCTCTCAAACTCTTGAATAGTGGGTCTTCGTTCTTGAAATGGACGCCACTGCTCTAAATACGGTTTCTTGTTGTCGATGTTTCCAGGAAGATTTTTGCAAGGAATAACGGAGAC